ATCACCCATCCAATAAGCATTGCGGTACGCTGTTAATCCAAGTGCATCGCGCTTGAATAACATTTCCCTATAACCATCAGCTTGTATGTCTCCATTTAATACCCAAAAATCAAGGCAAAAGTTATAAATAATCTGATAGAATTGATTTGCAAATGCTTCGCGCTGCACTAAAAGAGTATGTTCAAAATCCTTTATTGCCGCCCTGCTTGCCGAATAGTTGCTATCGTACTTTGATAATATAACCTCTGGTGGATACCCTGCAACTGCACAAACAATATCAAAGTTAGCCGAATAGAAGTCTTTAAAATTCAGTTCTTTTTTGCTATCAAATGGGTTTAATTTTGCTCCTTCAGGGAGGTTAACAGTTTGCTTATTAGTGGTAGCCTGTACTTTGTTGGACAAGTTATTACCATAACTATCAGCGGGTAAATCATTATTTAATGAAAATGCACCGTAAGCCCCTGCCATTTGCGCTAACATCGGGTTTTCATCCCCCGTCCCCCTTTCGTGTTCAATGGCTAATATTATCTTTGCCCCTTCCTCTGCGCTGCCTAATGTAGCCTCCCTATACCGCCCCATCTTTGAGGCTGTTTCCATTACTGCCGCAATCAATGGGATACCCCTATTGTTATTTAGGCGGTATTTAAGCCCGTAAACCATGCAAGCCATCTGACAATAAGGGAACTTATCCATCATGACGGGGATACGCTCAAAATCGGTTAAAACGGTATAATTAACTACCTTTTGCACCCAATAGGCAACAGGCTTGCCGCTTTTATCTTCTTCTATGCCATTGCGGATAATATAGTTATTGTCGGGGTTTAGCACGTCTTGACCTGAACTTGTAGCCCCTGTTAATGGTGTTTTTACATTAGCCCCATCTATTAGTTGCACCTTTGGCATTCCGTCAATGATACGCAATACCACCAATACATCACCACCAACACGGCTATTTAACCACCCATCCCATGCAATAGAATGTAAATTCCTTTTGCCCTCATAATCACATATCGGATTACTAGCAAAAACCTTAAACATTTCCTCTACCTGCTCATTAAACTTTTCGCTATCAATACTTACCCCTTTCTTTCTTAATACGCCTTTTGCGGGTTTACTTTGCAGCCTTAACCCTGTCCCAATGCTCCACATGGTTGACCTGCCAAACAACGCCTGACAAACATCGGAATCCAAATACAACTGCCATGAACGTAACCTTAAAGCGGAATGGTTGATTATATACTTACGTATTAATCCCATTTCGCCTAAGTCCTTTTCACCATCGTAATTAATTGGGATTATTGAGTTATATCCCAAAAACCCGTTACTCCAATTATTAAGTACTTCCGTCCCTGCCTGTGGCTGTGGTGTATTTTTAGATGTGTTTAATGGAATTGTGATACCTTTTAAAGTGCCCCAATTATTCATATCCCATGCATCAACACTACCTACTATTGCTAATTCTTTTGCTGCCATTATGGTATATAATTTGTACGCCAGTTAGGGAAATTCTTGCTATCCATTGACCTGCTTACTCTGCCATTAATACGATTAACATATAAGCTAATAAGCCTTTCATATCCTATTATCGCGAGTGAAACTGCATCCAAATCCCTATAAATCATTTTAATTTTAGTCTGACCGTCATCAAGCCCATATTCCCTTTTGTTGGGGTCGGCTGCAAATTCAATCTGAGCAGCTATAAGGGTATCAATAAGAGTGTTTAACTTATCAATCCTTTCCTTAGCTTTAGACTTGCTTTCGGCTTGCTGTATTGCTCCTTTATCAAACCATATAAAAAACATAGCTATTGAGTTTTAATTTCTGTTATCTTAGCTAGTGACGGGTCAAACGGTGCAGGCGGTATATAAGCCCCGCCTAATCCTGATATTGCCGTTGTTATGCTACTATTCAAACCTGTAAAATAAGTATCCAAAGATAGTTTTAATTTTTCATACCTAACCAAATTATCTACATACGCTGAAGGGGTGGCACTTGTACCCATCAACATTTTACCGTCATTTTGTAACCATACATTGAACTTTAGCCCGCCGTTTGCATCGGTACTAAATAACCTTGTTTCCCCTGTTGCTGCCAATTGATTTTTATTAAGGTAACCAATAATAACAGGAATTCCATTGACAGAGGTACTTGCATAAATTGCATCCATGCCCTTTATAGGGTTGCTATCTATCCCGAAATCAGTGCATTCGTGAGCCTCCCTTGCATCTGTTTTGCCAAATACAAGGGCTTTAATAAGCCTATAAGTCTTATCTATACGGGTTGATATGGTTTTCACAATAGCTATCATATAAATGGCGTTATTGTTGCATGTGCTCCCTTTATTGTTGGGTCAACATACGGTATAGTTAAGTTGCTACCTGTAAATACATTTATTACCTTATCATTATTATAGCATTCAGGTAACACGCAATTCAAAATAGCTGTTTCTTTTTTTTCATCTTTATACAAATCTACTGATTCAATAAACCACCTGCTTTTTTGGTATAACCAATTTTTAGGGCTGGTAACGGTAACTATATTATTAGGCTTTACTAACTTGCCGTTTAACTCCCATTGCGATAACTCAATCTTTAAAGTAATGTTCATTAATTCCTGAGATAATATCTGCCTTGCTGTTAATGGCGTATCATTATCGTTTCCGCTATTCTGAACATATACCCTCGGACGGTAACCCGTGGAATACGAAACGCCACCTTTCCCCAATGTAGATAATAAGGCTGTTCCCATCCAATCTACATGTTGTTGCACATACGGATTTGTTACGGAATTATCACTCGCATTATCAACGCCTATACTACTTTGCCCTACTGTCTTTATAACGCTATGCATTTCCTGACCATCAAAACTTACACTCATTTTTGTTTGAGGCAACCCACCATCATAGAAATCATAAATAGGGGCTTTGGTGGTATCAGCCCTAGTTAATACTAAATTCCCTTTTGCATCATGCGTTAATACTACATTTAATCCTATGGCAAGTTGTGTAATAATGTCCTTTATTTTTGCATCAGGTTCTAATGTCGGGTTAGTGGTTATTGGTGAATTGCATACATCTTTCACCACATCATCAACCGTAACAGTAAGACCATAAGGCTTAATTAAAGCGGTGCAAATTTGAGACAAAGACATGCCTATGAATTGGGCTTGTGCTTCCATATTCATGCAATCGTCTAATACTCCAGTTTTGGAATACCCCCCTACTCTTGTAAGTTGTTCAACCGCTTCTGACGATGTACCCGAATTGAGCATAACGCCTGTTATCAGCGTTTCGCCATTATGAGTTAACACCGCAATATTGTAATTGCCAGGTACAAAGGTTTGCCTATCTGCATCATTAGCAGGGTCGGTATATATCATTGCGGCAAATGACGATGCAACACTATCATAACGTAATGATACTGCAATGTTGTTGAACTTATCAACTATTCTATTTCCTACTTTTAACTGCATCCTTTTGTTTCGCCTGTGGTTCTTCTTTTACCTTTGCTGGTCTTTTAAAAAATACAGTATTGCCAATTATACCACACATATCCCAACACTCCACACCCAACATATTTAACTCCTTTTCTGTTGGTGGGTCAACCATTGTTATTTTCTTGTATTCAATCATATATAGTAAGTTATTAGTCTACCTTTTTTTACCTGCAAAACTTCGCTTAATCCTGCATTGTTTTCATTCATTATTTTGGTTATCGTGCTATCGTCAGGGAGTAGCCCGTATATTTCAAATGCTATATTAATCCAATTGCTATCAGAACTCAAAGTTACTGTTCTTTGTTGCTTTGCTCCGCTTGCAATCTCAAATAGATTACTAATAGTATAAGTTACTAAGGTACTTAAATCATTTAAGTTATCAAAATTAGGGACATAGCTATCAGGGCTGCCACCGTTTGCAGTCTGTAAATAATCAAGATTGCTTATGTAATTATTGTAGGTATCGGTAAGTAATGTTATTACCTGTACCACATCATTCCGCGTTACATAGTCGGCACTTGATACATTGGTAACGCTTGCCGAACAAATCGAACTTATAACCGCCCCTATAAAGTTTTCATATATCTTTTTCAGGTGTGGTAATGTTATTCCTGTAACGCTTGCATATAAATTGACCGATTGTTTTATCAGAAATGCGATACGGCTTAATACTGCGCTTTCAAATACCGCGGGTAATGATATTAATGCCTGTGTGGTTTGGATAGCCTTAAAACAGTCTGCAAATGCGTTATCTATTGCGGCATTGGCTTGGTTGTATGTGTTGTATGCCGCCTGTGCTTCATCCTGAGTTGTAGCATATGCCGCCTGCAATCTTTCAAGTGTTGAAACTTTGGCTTTCATGGTTGATACATCCGCAATATCAGGGATAGGTATATCAGTTACAAAAGACTGAGCGAATGTAGCATCTGTACTTAATTTTTTAGCCTGTATAATATCAATAGGGCTGATATAAGTCCTTACGATATTAGAGGATAAAGTTTCCATTACCTGACCTGTTACCTTAGTAACATTCCAGCTACTATCATCATAACCTAACCCTAAAGGCTGCACATAGATTGCATCATATTGAGGGTGCTGTATAGTCCATGCCTTTTTATTTTCGCTTGATACCTTAAAAGATTTTACAACATCAAGATAATCTGCCCCTTGAAAATATAACTCAATATCATAAACTGCACCCATTATTTCAGAACGCTTAACCAATGTACCCTTTACGCCTACAAAGTTAAATTGTGCTACATTGAAATCAGTTGAACGCTTTGCATTTAAAGTATTAGGCACATACTTTTTACCATCACCTGTAGTGATAGTTAAATCTTTATTTGCGTTTTCAATCCAACTCATGGTAATTTTGCTATTTGCTTTTGAGCCTCAATAATATAATACTTTTCAACTTTTGCCGCACTTAACAGGCTTGCTTTCTCCATGAATTTAGTCTGTTTAATCTTAACTGCCCGTTTACCCTTAACACTATATAATGGGGTGCTATTTACTATTGTTCTCCCGCCTGACCTTGTAATACTATTGATACGCAATAGCAATTTATTCCCTTTGCCATTGGTTTTATTGCCTATTACTAACCCGCCTTTACCTGCATGTTTTGCAGAACTGAAAAATTTAGCCGCCTTTGTCCTGCCTGCACTATTCTTGCTATCTACTATCTTATCATTAATTGCAGACATTCTATTCTTATTTGTTACCCTCCTATTCCATGACCCGCCCGCCCTTGCTTGCTTCAATGGGATAAATGCACGGTGTCCAATTGTACCGCTATGCTCTTGCTGTTGCAAATCCTCGGTTGCTCCACCTTTCTCTTTAGGGCTGCCCGATTGAGGTAAAAACCCCACCATGCTTTGCATAGTCCGAATGTCAAATCCTTTCGCTGGATTTACTTTTGATGTCGCTTTAAAGAATGTAGGAGCGCGATGTATAAATACTTTTGCCTCCATTGGCATAGTATCTTTTTTAACGTCAAATGCGGCACTATTCAAAGACCCGCGTACAGCAATAGGCAAAGCTGAACGGTGCATCCGTTCTAACCTTGCCGTATGTCTTACGACTGCATTTGAATTAATGTCTATGAATGGCATTAGAATATTTCACTAAGATAAATATTATTTGTACCATCAAATCCTAAAAACGTAAACTTACCCACTCCGCTAACTCCTGCTGATACCCCGAAAGAAGTAGAACCGATTATTATACTTGGGGCTGTCGCTGTTATGGTTACCGAACTACCGCCCGAATGACCTACCCAACTAATAATATTTTGATGACCCGCAACCGCTGTTGTATTAGTAAGATTGAATGTTATTACAGATGGCAGTACTGCAATCAAAGTAGTTGAATAGCTATCCATCCCAATATCGAAAGGGCTGACAATTGGTGTTGATATAACCGTTAATTCATATGGTATTCTGCTTACCGCCTCATATAGCTGGTAACCATTCGTATTATTATCGGGTAAGTTATTTGGGGTTATGTTCGTTTTGGACATAGCCCTTTGAAAGAATTGCCACATGTCGGCAATCATTTTTTTATTTACCCTTGTTCCGTTTGGGGCATTAACTAAATCCCCGTAAGGATATGCCCCGCCCGATGGTACTACCGTTCCTGTTAAATGTGCTGTATCGTATGCCATTTTAAATGTAATTTACGAATAATATTCCTACTGTTTGTTGTGGTTTTAACTGTAAAATCAATTGCCTAAATTCCGCTCTCCTGCTTATCGGTACGGTTGCAAAAGTCGATATTGTTGCCCCTGCAATATAAAATGTACTGTTCCAATTTGGGTATATTACAAATTCCGCATCTACTGTTTCGCTTAATGAATTTGCAACCAATGACACACCCGCTGTTGACCAATATTCATCTAAATCAACCTCACCCAATTCAAACGCATCTAATTCAGCCATTCCAACGGGAATACCCAATATATCAGATGGTATGTGTGTTACCCATGCGCTACCGTTCCAAAATCTATTCTCATATACATAAACATCAAACCCCGCTAACCTTAACTGGTCTTGTATGTAATCATGAGCACACCTCGGAGCGACATTACTAGGATAAGCCATTTTTTGTAAAATGGCTAGTTTCCTATTTGCTAAGGTAGTTCCCGCACTTGTTATAATCGCTAACCTTTGCTCCCATTGTGTCGCATCGTCAGCGGTGAAATTAGCATTATCAGGAATGATACTATTTAAAATACTTGTAGCATCATTATACGCCCTCGCCTCACTAAGATTTAAAGCAGTATCTAAACGGTCAAATATCCCGTTTGGTGGCATTTTAAATACCCTTGATTTAGGGTATAATTGCCTGCTTAAATTCTTTAATGATTCCGTTATCCAACTCATATAAATGTAATGCTATTGAAGTAAGGAATTTCCCCTAAATCAAAGTTATAACTTACTACTGATACTGTTGCCACATCCAAAGTAATAGAACTAATAATAACCCCGCCAATAGCTTGTATAATGACATTACCAATACCAAAGGTACTAATAGTATCGTTCCTATTTGCGGCATTATCTGCCCCTGCTATAAATGGTCTTATGTCATAGATTGCAGCGGTTAGCGCGTTTGTTACTGTAATCTGTTGTGCTGAAGTAATAACGCCACCTGAATCTATTGTAATATCAATGTCTTTAGGTATGATTGGCAATGTATGAACAGATAATACCCCTAATGGTCTGCGACCTTTGCCCGTTACGGGGTCGGCTTCTATATCCGCTGCTACATCGGTAAGTATTGTGCTGGTTGGAACGCCCTGATATGGCGGCCCTACTGAATCACTCAATATAGCCTCTACATATACTAGTATCTCGTTACTATGCCCGCTAAAAACATATGGGTATATTTGCCTTACACCTGTTGCATCTGAACCCCAAAGGCGGTAATCTGCTGAACTGCCACCCTGTGGTGAAAGTTGGTAAGCCTCAATAGCTTTTGCCCTGTATTGTTCTATCGTTTCAGCATCAATAGCCGATACTGCAATGCTTGTTACCAATGCTGATTGATTGACATTTATTATAGGGGCTGTTGCTGTTAATGTGTTGGTTAGGCTTAGATTACTTCCCGTACCCGCTTCCAATGCCCGCAATACTATTGTGCCTGTTGTAGATGGCATAGTATAGGCAACATCAAGGATAAATAACTTTGACGGGTGCAAACTACTATCATCACTTTTAAATGTCGTTAAAGCGGGTATAACTGCGCCTGTTGTACCTGTTACCGTGCAATTGTATTGCCCTTGTGTAGCTGCATAAGGTAGCCGTCCCAATTTGACATAACCGAACCTTTCAAGTGTTCCGCCTTGCGCTACTGTGTCGGCTGTATCTACCCATATATTTTTTTGCAGTAACGCCAATGCAAGATAAAACAGTTTTAATTTAGCCGCTTTTACCGCTGCTAATGCCCTCAAAAATGCTTTACCGAATGGGTTTATCGTTATCCCAAATTCAGCATTTAAATCTGTTATTATCTGATTGTATAGCCCGCTTAAAGTTGGTATAGTAGTCATTAGTCAAGTTGTATTAATGTCGCTCCTAAATCATAAGTAGCCGTTCCTGTAAATGTTGTTGATATGTCAATAACTGAACCCGCTTGCACTCTTATTGTAACTACTGAATTTGCCCTAAATCCCGTTGCGAATGCATCAGATAGCGCAATGGATTGACTCACCCCATTTTCATCTTTGAAATTTAAATACATATATAAATCACCTCCCGATGTTGCTAAAACATTAAGGTAACTTGATACCTGATAAGTAGATGTGGCTGGAGACGTATATGCAAACCCCGCCAATGTGGTAATAGCTGTAGTTAACCCTGCTGTTCTGCCACCAGATACGACCTTTGGGAATAAGTATGAACCAAGCAGGATATAACTCTTAACGTGGTTCATACTTATTAACTCGTCATTGCCACCATGCACAATAACAAAATTTTCCGTCCCATCTGCCGCGGCTGCCGCTGGTAAATCACTAAATCTTTTATTCGCCATTGATTAAAATTTTATCAATAAATATAAATGTCTGCCAAATCCTCTGTAACGTAATAATCAACTCCATCCTCTGTAACGTAATAAGTTTCAGTTGGTGCATGTGGCGCGGATAATCCCGCTTGCTGCGATGGATTCCAAAGCATATAGAAAGTAGTCCCGCCAAAGTTTACACGTATCTCTATCCTGTTATCACTTGTTATTTGTGTCTGTACTATTAATTCAGTCCCTTCTACATCATTAATCAGAAATTGCAAATCTCTTTTAATTGCCGCCTCTATTTCTACCCTACCTGCACTATTTAAAGCTGTATTAATAAGTAATTGTTCCGTTTCACTCGAAAATATCAGGTCAGTATCTTGTAACAATAAGTCATTACCAAACCATGAAGCCCCGCCAAACATCCCGATGTATGGCATATTTTCAACGCCAAAAACCACAGCAAGGTCGTTGCCATTTATAGACATATCTCCACCGTCCCCCGCCTCTAATATTTTTATATCCATTAGCTAAAAACGCTTGTTGATGTAGTAGTAGGCATCAGGTTATTTGAATTAAGTACGCTTACTGTTTTACCGTTAACCATTATATTTACTTCATGACTTATTGTTTTGTTGGATGTTTCATTACTTGATTGAAGTGGTAAGCTGTTCTGTTGCGCTTCCATTGCTTCAGGTGTTGCATACTTCTTTTCCAAACTATCATACAACTCTTGCGGGTAGTAAGATTTAACACCTTTTAACCTATTAAATAATGAAATATGCCCTGGACTTAGTATGTCCTGAAATTGGTCTGTAAACTTTTGCTTATCCACTCCTTCGGGCAAATGTTGGGTTATAATATCCATCTTACTTGCCGCCTGTTGTTTCTTGTCAAATAGCTTCCAAATGCCATAAACCCACATCAAGGTAATAGCCAATTTACTAGCCGTTGCAACTACTGACATCATAGCCGCATTGTAACCTCCCAAAGCTAATGTTTCAGCCTTTAAAGCCCACGTTTCAGCGTATATCCCTGCTGTATTGCTACCTGTTAAAGCTAAGAATATTGTACTTATGGTATTAGCGGCAACCATTGCCGCCCGCCATAACCATAACGCCTTAGTTGCCGCCCCAATAGTAAATGATATAACAGAAACACCTAACGCTAATACTGCAACTAACCCAATAGTTTTAATCAATATCCCCGCTAATGTCTTATGATTTTTACCCCAATCTGCCAAAGGTTTAACTATAGAAATCATGGCATTTGCAAGCATTATAACGGCTGGTAATAATAATGTCCCTATCTGAATACCTAATACCTGAACATTGTTTTTTAACCGTTCCCAATTTGCTGCACTTGTTGCCGCTTGCTTATTGTATGCTTCATCAATAGTCTTGCCGCCCTTCATAGTTTCAAATAAATCAGCAAATGCCTGTTTCTGCAACCTTGTTAATGCAATATCAGCTAATGCCCCCTCTTTACGCCCGTATATCTTGAATAAGTCAAGCCTGTTTTTTGTGGCATATTCGTCAATCATTTTCATTGCACCAACTGCACCGCCCGCAAAGTTTATAAACTCCTGTCCCGTTATACCCATCTGACCCGATAGTTTTTGTTGAATTTCTATCATGTCAGAAGTCCGCTTGTTAAGGCTTATCATTGCCTGAGTTATAGCGGTTTGAGCCTCTGCTGTTTGTACTCCTGTATTAGTCATGGCGGCAGTCATTGCCATAAGTTCCTTGAAAGATACCCCTACATCGCTTGCCGCCAATGCCGCCTTACCAAATTCAGGTGCAAGTAATTCTATTTTAGTCTTACCACCTGCAACTGTCTTAAACATCACATCAGCGGCAGTTGCAGCATCTAAACTTTCACGCTTAAATACATTCATTGCCGATGTAATCATATTGGCACTTTCAACCGTTGTACCTAGCCCCGCAACCCCTAATTTGGTT